TGCTGGCCCAGGCCGAGGGCGACACCGCCCAGATGGGAGAGCAGGCGGAGCGCGACTTCTGGACCAAGAAGCTGGCCCAGGCACAGAAGGGGTCGGACGAGTGGGTGGTGGTGCGGCTGAAGATGGCAGCGCTGGGCATCGCCATCGACAAAAAAGAGAAGGATGAAATCGAGCAGATCAGGAAGGAAAACGAGGAAGCCGAGAAAAAGCGGATCGCCGATCAGGTGGCCATGGCGAAGATCGCCGCCAACCAGAAGATCAGCGATGCCCGCCTTGCGCTGGCGGCCGAGAAGGAAAATGCAGACCACCTCGTGACGATGGGCCAGATGACCAATGCCCAGCGGCTGGCCCAGGAAATCGAGTTCCGCAAGCGGGAGCGTGACCTGGAGATTCAGGCTCTCACCGATGAGCAGAACACCGAGGGAATCACGCTGGTCAAGTGGCAGGAGATTCAGGCCAAGAAGGTGGCGGCCAACAAGAAGGCGGCCAACGACATCCAGAAAACCAACGACCAACTAGCGGAAGAGCAGAGGGCGAAATTCAATCAGTGGTTCCAGATGCTCACCAGCGGCTTCCAGACCGCCATCAGTGGGCTCGTGAAGGGGACGATGACCTGGGGCGATGCTCTGAAAAGCGTCCTGTCGAGCGCCCTGGATTCCGTCTTGAATTTCTTCATCCAGTGGGGCCTGAAGGAAGCGGAGACCTATCTGGCTGGCCTACTACTCAAGAAAACCACCAACACGGAGGAGGTGGCAGGCGCGGCCTCACTCTATGCGGTCAATGCCATGGCCTCGGTCGCGGCCATCCCCTTCTACGGTTGGGCGATGGCCCCGGAGGTGGGAGCTGAGGCCTTCGCCACAGGTATGGCCTTCATGCCCAGCGCGGCGGGTGGCTGGGACAATGTGCCCCGCGACACCTACGCCAAGATCCACGAGAAGGAAATGGTCTTGAGCGCACCGATGGCGGAAGGCCTGCGGAACATCATCGACTCTGGCGGTGCCGGGAGCCAGGGTGATGTGCACGCCCACTTCCACGGCGTGGTGGATGCCAAGCAATTCTTCCAGCAGAATCAGGGCCATATAGTGCGCACCCTGAACGATGCGGTCAAGAAGCGGAGGACTTGATGAGCAGCCAAGTATTCCCCAGCACCCTCAAGGGGTTCGACATCAAGTGGGTTCGGACTCCCGTGTTCGCCACCATGATCCAGGCCGCCGCAAGCGGGAAGGAATTGCGGGGAACCTTCCAGTCGTTCCCCCGCTACCGCTTCACCACCCAGCTCAATTTCGCACGGCAGGCGGGCTACAGCTCGAACACGCCCAGCGACGAGGCGGGCACGCTCACCCGGTTCTTCATGGCCCACCTGGGAGAGTGGGATTCGTTCCTGCTGGTGGATAACTACGGTTCTTCGGTCACGGCCATGCCCTTCGGCACCGGGGACGGGGTGAAGGTAGCCTTCCAGCTCCAGAAATACGATCCGGGGACCTGGGGCGGACCCGCGACGAATTTCTGGCCGGCCAGTGGAAGCGGCTTCGAACCCATCTTCGAGCTGAACGGTGCGCCCTCCATCTACATCAACGGCGTGCTGAAGACGGCGGGCACCGACTACACGATCACCAACGGCCTCGTGACCTTCACAGTGGCCCCCGGGAACACCCTCCCACTGACCTGGACGGGGAGCTTCTACCGCCGCTGCCGGTTCGACATGGATGAGCTCGAAATGGAGCGCATCGTGGCCGGTGCCTGGGACGGGAAAACCATCAAGCTCATCACCACGAAGTGAGGCCCGAATGAAAGTCGCCAGTGGACCGCTGATCGCCTACCTCAATTCTGGATCAGTTTTCCAGATGGCCCTGCTCTACACGATCACCCTTCTGGGCGGCGGGGTTTACCGCTGGACCTCGGCCGACCTCTCCATCGTGTTCGGCGGGAACACCTTCACCTCGGCCATCGACCAGGGCGGGCAACCCCTGATTCAGCGCGGGCCCATCCGCACCGTGAAGGGCCTGGAGGTGGACACCCTGGACATCACCCTTCTGTGCGGGGACACCGCGCAGATCCTGGGCGGGAACCTGACGCTGGCCGCCCACAACGGGGCCTTTGATGGAGCGAGGGTCAAGGTAGAACGGCTGTTCATGCCATCCTGGGGTGATACCAGCCTGGGCTCTCTGGTGGAGTTTGAGGGTGCCGTGGCGGGCGTGGACCCTGCCTCCCAGCAGGTGATTCTTCATGTGATGTCAGACCTCGAAAAGCTGCAGCTTCAGATGCCGCATGTGCTGTTTATGCCAGCCTGCGCCAACTCTTTCGGTGATCCTGCCTGTGGGATCGTGCTCTCCACCCTGACCGCCACCGGCACAGCCGGGGCCAGCACCAATGCTTCCCAGGTCACGAATGTGACCGGCCATGTGGATGGCTACTACAACCTGGGGGTGATCGCCATGACCTCTGGGCCCGCTGCAGGCTCCAGACGCTCGGTGCGATCTTACCTGTCCAGCGTGGTCGTGCCCGCCGTCCCCTTCCCGATCGCGCCCGCCTCGGGAGACGGCTTCAGCATCTATCCAGGATGCCAGCGGACCCAGACTGCATGTGCAGGCTGGTCCAATTCCAACCGATTCAGGGGCTGTCCCTATGTGCCCATGCCGGAGACCACGCGATGACCACCACGACCGAAACCGAAAGCACGCAGAGGGCCGCCGTGGTCACCGAAGCTCTGTCCTGGCTGGGCACGCCCTACCACCACCACGCCCGGGTGAAGGGGGCAGGGGCGGATTGCGGCCTGAGCCTCGCGGCAATCTACGAGGCGGCCGGGGTGCTCCCGAAGGTTGATCCTGGGGAATATCCGCCTGACTGGATGTGCCACCGGGACGAGGAGCGATACCTGGGGGTGGTCGAGCAATACGCCCACCGGATCGAGGGCCCGCCCCAGCCTGGGGACATCGCCCTGTTCCGCTTCGGGCGAACCATCAGCCATGGAGCGGTGGTCATCGAGTGGCCCACCATCCTCCACGCCTACGCGGTGGCCGGGGAGGTAGTCTTGGATGACGGCGTAGCGAATCAGGATCTTGCCCCCCGGCTCGTGGGATTCTGGTCCCCGTGGGGAGGTGTCTGATGGGTGGTCTATTCGGAGGCGGAAAAAGTAACAGCACCACCGATCAGGTGCTTGCCAATGTGCAGCTCCAGACGAGCAGCTATGGCGGGTGCCTGCCCATCATCTACGGCACCACGAGGGTCGCAGCCAACCTGATTGACTACGACGACTTCACAGCCATCCCCACCACCACCACCCAGAAGACTGGCAAGGGAGGTGGGGGTGGTTCTACCCAGACCAGCACCACCTACACCTACACGGCGGGGGTCATCATGGCCCTCTGTGAAGGCCCCATCACCAGCATCAACCGGGTCTGGCGGGACAAGGATCTGGGAAGCATTTCTGGCTTCGGCTTCACCCTCCTGACCGGCACCCGCCCTCAGACCCCGTGGGCCACATGGACCTCGAAGCACCCCACGAAGGCCCTGGGCTACAGCGGCATGGCCCTAATCTGCCACGCGGCCATCGACCTGGGCTCGTCCGGTTCCATGAAGAATCACAGTTTCGAAGTGACCGGCTTCCTGGGAACCGAGCAGGACCCGGCTGCGACCTCGGCCTACGATTCCAGGCCTGCAGCCGTGATCATCGACTTCCTGACCAACCCCTACTACGGAGCCACCTGGAGCGCGGGCAAGATCAGCGACCTCGTGACCGGCGCAGCCAGCTATGACACCTACTGCCAAGCCTGTGGGTTCGCCATCAGCCCCATGTTCGACACCCAGAAGGCGGCGGCCGAACACCTCCAGGACTTGCTCAATGCCACCAACGCTGAGGCGATTTGGACCGCAGGAGCCACGGGGATGACCCTCAAGGTGGTTCCCTACGGGGACCAGCCCATCACGGCGAATGGGACCACCTACACGCCGAACACCACCCCCCTCTACGATCTGACCTACGACGATTTCCTGGGGGTGGTCGGGAAGGATGGCAGGCCCACGGGGAACGATGCCATCACCGTGAGCCGCAGCAGCACCCAGGATGTGAAGAACACCGTCCCTATCGAGTTCTGGGACCGGCTCAATTCCTACAATGTGAGCGTGCTCCAGGATCCCGATGCCGCTGATGTCTCGATCAACGGCGAGAAGGTGGACAGCACCCAGGCCCTCCACATGATCACGCGGGCTGCGCACGCCCTCCAGATCAGCCGCATCAGGGCCCAGCGTCAGGTTTACATCCGCAACACCTACACCTTCAAGGTCGGCTGGAAATACATTCTGCTCGAGCCCATGGACCTCGTGACCATCACCGACCCCAAGCTCGGGTTGGACCACAAGATCGTCCGTATCGCCAGCGTGGAAATCCCTGTGGAAGCCAGCGAGGAAGATGGCCTCACGATCACGGCCGAAGAATGGCCATTCGGGACGGGCTCCGCCACCCTCTACACCACGCAGAACAACAGCGGGACGGTTCCCAATGTGAACGCCGCCCCAGGCAATGCCAATTCACCAGTTATCTTCGACGCTCCCGCCCTTATGCGGTCCGACCCCACCAATCCCGAAGTTTGGCTTGCAACATCTGGGGGTGCTGGCTCGGTCTGGGGCGGCTGTGAAGTCTGGGTGTCCACGGATGGCGGGACCACCTATAGGATGGTCGGCTCCGTCATCAACCCCGCACGGCATGGCGTCCTGACCGCGCTGCTGGCCTCTGGTGCTTCCCACGACACCACGAACACCCTGGCCGTGGACCTGAGCGTGTCGGGCGGAACGCTGAAGACGGTCAGCGCCCAGGATGCCGTGGACGGGGTTTCGGCTCTCTGGGTGGACGGGGAAATCATCAACCCCGTGACCGCCACCCTCACGGGGGCCAATGCCTACAACTTGACCACCCTGGAGCGCGGGCAGCAGGGAAGCCCTATCAGCTCCCACGCCATCGGTGCCAAGGCTGTGCGGCTGGATGCGGCCGTTTTCAAGTTCCCCATCCCCCCCAGCAGGATCGGTGCCAGTGTTTATGTCAAGCTGGTCAGCTATAATCTGTGGGGCGGAGGCAAGCAGGACATCAGCACCGTGCCCTATTACACCTACACCACCACCGTGCAGGATCTTCCCGCTCCCACTGGCGTCACCATCGCCTACTCCACCACACCGCCAGCGTAGGAGACCCCCATGGCGGTATCCCAAAAAACGATTGATGATGGAGGCGGCGGGACCAGCCCAACCGGAGGCTCTGGCGGCGGCCCGGCCACGATCAATCCGCGCTGGCTGGACATCAACTGGAGCTTCCCATCCACCTTCGAGAACCTAATTCTGGGCTTCGATGTGATCGCCTACACCGGCAGCAACCCTGACGATCCCTCCACCTACTGCTTCAATGTGGTGCGCGTAAATCCCAATGTCCGCAGGTTGGTGAAGTCCATCATTCCGACCACCTCGCTCCCCACGATCAATGCTTCTGTGAGGGCCGTGTATGCCTAATTCCAAGTGGGGAAACACTGGCGCAAGCGTGGCGGCTACTCCATCACTGACCGATGTGGTGCCGGGCACTTCCACTTCATCCGCGTGGGGCTCCATCACGGGCACCCTGTCGGCGCAGACGGACCTGATGACAAAGTTCGCCCTGTATGCGTTGCTCACTGGCGCGACCTTCACGGGCGCTCTCGCTGGCACTTCGGCTTCATTCTCTGGCGCGGTCTCCATGGGTGCGCTCACAGCTACCGGCGCGTCTCTATACAACGCTTCAAACGCCGCCAGTATCCTGACCATCGGAAATCCTACGGGTGGTCAGAGTAGCCTGGATTTTAGACCATTCATGAATGCGTCCACCTGGGCGAACCCAGCCCAGGCGCAGATTCGAGCGATTGATTCGGGTTCCTTCGGTGGGCGAATGATCTTCGCCACCAAGCAGAACGGCTCTATGGGGGCAGCCTTAACGGACGCACTCACTATTTGGGAGAACCAAACCGCCACCTTCGCGTCCTCCGTCTCCATGGGTGCGCTCACGGCAACCTCGGGCGGGTTCAGCGATGTGGTCACGATCACAGCGGCAAACAAATACCTAAAGATGGTGCGACCTGCCAATACAAACTGGCTGGGTGTGGATTGGGTCACGGGAGCGACTGAGGAATGGTTCTTCGGGCAACGGAATCTGACCAACTCAAACCTATATGTGTACAATGCAACTCGCGGCACCAATACGCTTGCCTTTGACCTCGCAACAGATGCCGCCACCTTCGCGTCCTCCGTCAGCATGGGTGCGCTCACGGCTACGAGTGGAGTATTCAGCTCGATTGTATCCGCGACAACCTCCTATACCGGCAATGCTGCATCCTTCGTATTCAATAACCCAGGACAGATTATCGGCATTGGAAACTTCGGAGCAAACGGGGCAAAGATAGCCAACACCGTGGGCTACTCGAATGTGTGGGATTCCAGCAACCCCACGATGAACCTCTATTTGGGCTACAACAATGATCTGGTCCTCACCCTCGGGAATGTCGGCACCAACGCCGCGACCCTCCAGGCAGCGGTGGCGTCTGCCACTGCGCCCAAGGTTGGCACCCACGCGCAGATGGTGGCGTGGAGCGTTCCCGCTGGCTGGAATCCCTACTGGTATGCCACGGACGATGTGAACACCAACGATTCCACGAGGGGGGCACTCTACCAGTGGGGAACCCCCACGGCTGGCGTCTGGAACTACATCAACCAACCCCAGACGGTGATGCCCAAGATCACGGCGGGCGTGATATCGGCGGGTGCCATCGGTGCCCAGGCCATCGCCGCCGATGTGGCCTTGGTGGGTCAGGTGCTTCGCAACACAGGGTTCACCGCAGGAACGACCACCGCTGCGCCAACTGGTTTCAAGATGAGTGGGACCGCATTTACTTCCTACTGCTACAACGGCGACACGACCGG